CACAATAATTATTATTTTCAGGAAGATTTTTACTAATAATTTCATCTATGTTATTGCAGCTTGTGCCGGCGAAAAATATATCATTACCTAATGATGATGTAATGAATTCTAAATTATTGCGGTTTAGAACTTTGGAGCTTTCTAAAAGAAATGTTCCTGGTTTATTATTTTTCAATTGGGCTAAAATAAATTGTCCTAATTCTCCAAATTCGGAAAGATTATTGTTTTTGAAATAAATTGTTGCTTTCATTTTTTTTGTTTTTAAATTGTTATTGTTATAGTTTTATTTCTACATTTTTTAAATTTCTTGTTTTACTGTTAATTTCATAATCAAATTCAATAGTAGTGCCAACTTGTAATTGACCTTTTACTGAATTTCCTAATTTGTTTATCGGAAAAAAATTTACATCTTCAGAATTAATAAAAAGGCTGTAATCCATTCCTGATAAAGATACTTCAATTTGATTAAAACTAATTGACAAGTGATTGATTTGAGCTGTTGTACGTTTCATATTGTTTATATTTTTAATGAAACAGCTTCGTTGTTGTTTCATGTATCAAAGATAATACATTAATCAATTAACTGTATCTATATAGGTACATATTTAATGTATATTAACATAATAACACTTAAATGTTAATATTAACAATAATTAACAAAAATATCATGTATTTAATTATGAATTTATTTTTGTTTTAGCAAAATATCAAAGTAACCTAACATTTATTAAAAAACTTGTCGTATAATGCGTTCTTAATACGGCTCTCGTCCTCAATATCGCCTTCATCTCTTGCTTGTGGAGCAATCAACCTGAAATAATCATAAGCTGCTGAAATCTTATCTTTCATGCTCATCTTGTTGTCAGTATCCATGCTTAATTCATTAAGAATTTTTTCAAGTTCTGTTTGTTTTCCTTCTTCTGCTTCAAGAAAGTGTTTTGCAACAATCCCTTTGATTTTATCCGAATAAACTACCCTCATTCCTTTTGGTCGTCCGTTAGGATTATTAGTCATTCCTTTTTTTAGTCCCATAATATTAAATATTAAATTGTTGAATATCCTGAATTATAATTAATAACTGTTTGTTTGCGTTCTATCTTTTTTGGAGTAGGAAGTTGTGAAGAAACGTACAATCCTATCATTGTTGCCATAAGAATATCATCATGATAGCCTTTTTTAGCGTTGAATCTTCCTCGTTTATCCTGTTCATACACTCTTGCTTCATCTAATGTCATGCTATCACGCTCTGTGTAGCCCTCTGTCCTTAGTACAGTGCGATAATTTTCTATTATGGTGGTCTTGGTCTGTTTGTTGGTGATAAAGCCAAACTTAAGCACCGTTTCGCCTTTTATTTTGTCTTTAATTTCCCTTCTGTATAAGTTATCATAATAATCTGCAATTATAGAGAAGATATATTCTGATTCATCTACTTGTCCACTATCCATATCATAAGTATTGCTCTCGACCACCAATAAAGCATTGTTGTAGAATTTAGCTATTTGTGCAGCAATCCATATCTCAATATCCTTATCAAGCCTTCCTTTCCATATTGCCACTACTTCATCCACACCACCAAACATCCTCCAATATCTATCAATTACTTTAATTACAGCGAAATCCGCATTTTCAGTCAGTCCTTTTTGTGGGTCGAAAGTAACTACATATCTATTGCTATATGCTGCTTTTTCGGGTAATTGCCACACTTGCAGTTTGTCTCTTATTGCTCGTGCCTTTATTGCTTGGCTTCCATCTCTTAAATCATTCAATGCTTCTCTGTCCGACTCAAATCGCAATCCTGTTAGTATTGATTTTCGTTTCTGTGGATCGGTACTCCACATTGCAGCTGGACAATCACTCACTATATTTCCTATAAATTCAGGGAGACAAGTATTTTTTCGCTGATGTTCTATGTGTTCAGATTTAAAAACAGGCATACCGGAGAATCTGAATGCTTCAATGTCATCTGATGGGTATTCTTGTCGCATTAATGATATAGATGGCATTGTTCCTGCTTTAGCTCTATACCAGTTCAAATGTTGAAGTGTGCAAGTACTATTCGCAAATAGAACCTTTTCGTAGTCATTCAGGGTCTTTATAAAATCATTTGCATCTCCTGGTCTTTGCCTTCCGTTGTGAATCGTGTAAGTTCCTACAAATTCCTTGCGGTATTCACTCATTCTATGCCACGGAATGAATATATTTTTATATCCAACTTCTACTGATTTTGCTTTTTGATATTGCTTAAAGAAATAATCCTGACCATTGGCTGTAGATTCACGTATGATTGCGGTTAGTGGTATTTCGGGGATGGAGGAAGTTATACCGGCTTCAATCTTCTCTGCATTGTTGTTATCTGTTTCAGGATAAAACGCTATTTCTGAAAAGTGAGCGAGTTTTACAGCATCGGAACGAACCGAATCAGGCTCCATTGCCGTACCTACCGTAATCGTACATCCTCTTTCGGGTATCTGTTTGATATTTTGCGAACCTTGAAACCCTGTAATCGTCAGTTTTACATCGTCAATAGGTGGTTTGTTTCTGATGGACCGTTCATACATTTCCCTGATTCTCTTTGCAGGGTCTTGAACGTGTGCACATATTACCGAGTTCCAGAACGTCATGTGTATGACCTGAATATACTCAAAGTAATTAGCTATAAATGTAGAACTACCAAACTGCCTTGACTTTAGGATATTAAACCGCAAAGGATTATTATTTATTCGTTCCGTTTCAAATTCGGAAAGTATATCACGTTGTGGTGGATTTAATCTGAATGGTACTAATTGCCCTTTCTCTTTGTGAAGGATTGATTGGGTGCAAATGGCGTAGAACTCATAATCATACTTGTACCGCTGTTCGCAGAAATCAACCCAAAACATCTTAAGTTCATCTTCATCAAATTCTTTTTTTTGTTTCTTGTAAAACGCTTCAATTGATTTATGTTTCGATAATACTTTCAAAAGCGGATGCTCAAACATCTTTTCGGGCAAATAAACGGTGTAAGGCGCATCAGATAACTCTAACTTGCGCCTTACTCCAACACACCCAAGACCAGTTATAGGGTTGTAATTTTCTTCCTCTTCCTTTTGTCTTGCACGTCTTTTTTTATTTTCCTCAATATAGTTCATTTATTGCATTGGTGGTTGTCCGGGCATTACTTGCGCTTGTTCCTGCATTGCCTTTTGTTCTTCATCCATAAGTTGAATAGCTTTGTCTCCGAAAGTAAAAGAACCTAACTGAAGTGCTATCTTTGGAGAAATTGCGCCCATTTGTACAAATTGCAATAACATATCATTTGCAGCAGCACGGAATAATGGCGATGATTGACTTTCACCTATATTAATATCAAACTCAACATCTTTAATCAATGCTGGGTCAAACTCAACCAAATCAGATGAACTATGAGTAGGAATATACATCCGTTTATCGTAGAACTGAACAATGAACTTAGCGAGCATTCTGTCTCTGTCCTCACGGTATTGCCTGTATTCGTCCAATTTAGAAGAAAGTAAACCGGCAGAGTTTTGGGATTGTTGTTGATATAAAGTACCAGATGTTTGTGAATTAGGTGTTTGTCCTTGTACAGCAGAACCTGCACCTGAAATCTTTTCAAGCAAATCAAGCTCCATGCGTACCATTTCAAACGCTCCCGAATTAGATGCGTTGTTTGTTACTTGTGTAGGTGCATTCCCTTTAGTGCTTAAATATGGAATTGTAGCACCTGGTCGAGCAATCTTTTTTTCAATATCCTCAATAGTCAGGTAGTCCGGCAATGCGCCTTCATCGTAGAATAACGCACCTTTAGCAGTTACCCTATTAATATAATCCTGTACAGATATATTTCGGTTGATTAGCTTCTGTTGGTCGATTACAGCACTCACATACGGTCTAATCTTGCCATCCGCACCCAAATCACATTTAAAAACTATAGGGCAAACATTGTCATTGTATGGTGTTTCTCCTTCGTCAATCACATATCCGTTAGGTGTCATAAAGTAATAAGCCCAATAATCATCAAATATGTATTCAAATTCGACCAATCCATCCTTCATATCAGCTTCTTCAACTCCTTCAAGTGCAAAATTCTGTTTCCTACGTTCATTTTCTGCATTTATACGATGAATAGCGGTTAATTCAGCTCTCCATTGTGAACCCTCCCATCGATCATGAACAAATATACGCTCTTTGCATTCTTTCCTCCACACACAAATAACACGTTCCATGTTTGTAAAAGCCCCAGAAGTAGTGAAAAAGCTTTGTATATTCGTTTCATCTGTCCTGCTATCATAGTTTGCGTATGTTTCCTGATTTGCACCCCTGTAGGCTTGTCGAATCTTCGCAGCCTTGTCAGGGTTGTTCTTAGAGAACGTGGCGACAATGTCATTCAGAGATAAGTCGATTATGTTTCCGATTATCTTACAATCCCAACCACGAGGGTCTTCAATGGTATTATCGAGAATTAATCTATCATAGCGAATATCTTTGAACAAAACATTTTTCATGGAATCACGGAAAGCATAAGTGCCTTG